CATCTTCGGCATTAACAAGTGCATCTAATGCAGCAGCATCTGATGTTTCTGCACAAAACTGGGCTACGCAACTTTCAACACCAGTTGCAGGTGGAGAGTATTCAGCCAAGTATCATGCTCAGGCTGCAGCAACGAGTGCATCTAGTGCGTCTACTTCGGCTTCTAGTGCAGCAACAAGCGCATCAAGTGCTGCTGCATCTTATGATGCTTTTGATGATAGGTATCTTGGATCTAAAGCATCTGATCCTAATTTGGACAATGATGGTAACGCATTACTAACTGGTGCTTTATATTTTAATACAGCTATTAGTGCATTAAAAGTTTACAGTGGAACTGCTTGGGGATTAGTAGCTCCTGATACAACTAACTTTATTGACAAAGCAATTCTTACCGCCAAAGGCAGTCTTATATCTGCAAGCGCAGGATCAACCCCAGTTGCACTTACTGCTGCTGCTACCAATGGTTACCTTCTTAGTATCAGTTCAGCAACCACTTCGGGTCTTGCTTGGACCGCACCACCAGTAGATATATTTTCACTTAACTTACAAACATTAACGTCTGATTATACAATTGACGCTGGTTACAATGCACACAGTGTTGGTCCTGTTACTATAGACACAGGGGTAACAATAACAATACCAAGTGGTGCCACTTGGTTAATTAATTAAGGAGAAATAAATGAGTCTATTAAAGACAGCGAGTATCCAACACCCAAGTGTTGGTACTCAATCCATAGTCATCAATGGGTCAACAGGAGAGGTTACTTTTCCTAATAATACAATAGGTGATGTAACAGCAGTAGCTGCAGGTACTGGTATTTCAGTTGCCTCAAGTTCTGGACCAGTTCCTACTGTTTCAATTGATACTTCCGTAACTGCCGATTTAACAACTGGTCAAACACTTACTAACAAAACTCTAACAAGTCCAGTAATCAATACTGCAACTTTTAAGGACGGAGTAGTAAAAGGTCTAGAAGAAGATGTAAATGTCGTTGCCTCTGCAGCAACTGGAACTATTAACTTTGATGTTGATACTGCTTCAGTTTGGTACTACACATCAGACGCAACAGCAAACCACACTCTTAATTTTAGATATTCAAGTAGCGTGTCTTTGAATACCGCTCTAGCAGTAGGAGATGCAATTACCCTTGTGTGGCTTAACACCAATGGAGCTACTGCTTACTATCCAAACGTAATTCAAATTGATGGTAACGCAGTAACCCCAAAAGTTCCTGCTGCTATCAGCTCAGGCAACGCATCTTCAATTGATGCTTACTCATTTACAATTATCAAGACAGCATCTGCTACATTTACAGTACTGGAAACTCAACAAAAGTTTGCTTAATATAAGGAGAAATTGAAATGCCAATTTTAGGTTCGCTTGCAGGCAATTCTGCCAGAGGTTTTGGTCGAGGTGTTGGAGGAGGTCTTGGACCATTAATTATTAATTATTTAGTTGTTGCTGGCGGTGGAGGAGCAGGTGGTGCCTATGCTGGCGGTGGTGGAGCAGGTGGATTAAGATCAACAGTTGATGCAACTGGTCGTGGTGGCGCATTAGAAAGCCCTATAACTTTAACAAACCTTACCAATTATACAGTAGTTGTTGGTGCTGGTGGACAAATGGGAGTTGCTGGTGAAGCTTTCCCAGGAAGCAATAGCAGCCTATCTGGAACTGGAATTACTACCATTACCTCATTAGGTGGTGGTAGAGCAGGTGTCCCTAACAGTGCTATTTATCTTGCTGGTGGAAATGGTGGCTCAGGTGGCGGTGGAACTGGTGCTAACTCTGGCGGACAAACTAAAGGTGTTGGAACTACTGGTCAAGGATACGACGGAGGCGTTGGACAAACATCTGCTACTTATGGCGGTGGTGGAGGTGGCGGTGCAGGCTCTGCTGGAGCAAATGGTACAAGTAGTGGTGGTGCTGGTGGAAACGGTGTAACAGTATCTATTACAGGAACTGCAACTGCATATGCAGGTGGTGGTGGCGGTGGTAGTGAATCAGGTTCAGGCACAAATGCTGGCGGTACTGGTGGCGGTGGAAATGGAACAAACACAAGCTCAACAGGTGGAGATGGTGGAGCAAATCTTGGTGGCGGTGGTGGTTCTGGTGGCAGAAGTGGCGGTCAAAACGGTGTGGGAGGAAAAGGTGGTAGTGGAATTGTAGTTCTTCGTTATTCTGGAACACAAAGGTGTATTGGAGGAACTGTAACTTCATCTGGTGGAAATACAATCCATACTTATAATGAGTCAGGTGGTTTCTATACTGGTTTACTTACCGCAAAAGCAACTGGTGGATTAATTTCTACCGATGGAACTTATTTTTATCATGTATTTAATTCTTCAGGAACATTTACACCAAGTCAATCTTTAACTGTTGATTCACTAGTTATTGCTGGTGGTGGTGGAGCAGGAGGATATGCAGGTGGTGGTGGAGGAGCGGGTGGATATCGCTCATTTACTAATCAATCTTTAAGTGCTACTGGTTACACAGTAACTGTTGGCGCAGGTGGTGATGGAGGTCAATATCCAGCTCGAGTAGTCGGATCAAGTGGTGGTAATTCATCATTTAATGGCAACAGTTCAACTGGTGGTGGGCGTGGTGCTTATTTAGCTGATGGTGCTTGGCTTGGTCCAGCACAAAGTGGAGGCTCAGGTGGTGGTGGAACAAGAAACGGTCAAGCTGCAGGTGCTGGAAACACAGGTGGTTATTCACCAGTAGAAGGTTATGGCGGTGGTAATGGTTTTGATGCTCCTTCCTATGCAGGTGGTGGCGGTGGTGGTGCTAGTGGTGCTGGAACTAGTGCAACTAGCAGTGCTGCTGGTAACGGTGGTCCAGGTTCTAACTCACATGCATCTTGGGCAACTGCAACTGGTACTGGCGTAAATGGATATTATGCTGGTGGTGGCGGTGCTTCTAAAGGTGATAGTGGAAATGAAGGGCAAGGTGGTTTAGGCGGTGGTGGTAATGGATCTGCCACACATGCAATAGGACGAAACGGAGTAACAAACACTGGTAGCGGTGGCGGTGGAGGAAACTACTACGAAGGCGGCTCACCTGCTGGAGATAGACAATCAGGCGGTAAAGGTGGCAGTGGTATAGTTATAATACGGTACGCCGTTTAACAGAGAGGTAATATGAAAAACAATATAAGTAAAATTAAAGAGACTAAACCAACCCAATGTTTTAGTTATGAGGTAAATATGTTAGTTCATATTATTGCTGACAATGAAGAAACAGCAAAATCTCAATTAGATGAAAAGGGCGGTATTATGACTAAAAGAGATGTAAAGTTAGTTAACACAACAGTTCTTTACGGAGAAGAAGGGAGTAAATAATATGGGTCATTATGCAAAAGTTGAAAATGGAATTGTGACAGAAGTAATTGTTGCCAGTGGTCCTGATTGGTGCGAGCAAAATTTAGGTGGGGAGTGGGTTCAAACTTCTTACAATACTTTTGCTGGAGTTCATTCAGGTGGTAAGTTTCCTATTCATAAAAATTTTGCAGGCATAGGATATACCTTTGATGGCATTGGTTTTGCAGCCCCTCAACCATATCCTTCCTGGACACTAGATAAAGATACATATTTGTGGCAACCCCCAACACCAGAACCAACTGATGGTAAATATTATAATTGGGATGAAGCAACTTTATCTTGGATTGAACAATAAATAATATAAATATTAATAGTTATTATAAACCCCGCTTAGGCGGGGTTTTTTATTTAAAGGAGAAATAAATGAACGCAAAGTTTCAAGCAGCAGCATTATCTTGGTTCCGTGCAGCAGCATCTGCTGCTGTCGCACTGTATCTAACAGGCGTAACAGATCCAAAAACACTAGGAGCAGCAGCATTAGCTGGATTCCTTGGACCAGTTCTTAAATGGTTAGATCCATCAGCAACTGAGTTTGGGCGTGGGTCAGAGTAATGTCTAGCAACGAATGGGCTGGTATCGCAGTAGCGGTAACCACAATAGTCGCCAGCTTTGCTGGCTCAGTTCGTTGGTTGGTGAAACATTACCTTGCTGAACTTAAGCCGAACTCTGGCACAAGCCTTCGTGACTCCGTCGATAGATTGGAAAAGCGAGTGGATAGTTTATTTGAATTAATAGCGGGAAAGAACAATGGATGAAACCTGTAGTCAAGAAAGCCACACCTGCTGCCCTTGCTGTGCTGCGTCAAGCGACAGCATTGAAACCAGCACGAAAGAAAATAAGCGATGGTCTACTTCCATCTGCTGCTCATATAAAACAGAATCCTAACTCAGACCACAACACTGGATTAGCAGTTGATCTAACTCATGATCCAAAGAATGGTATTGATTGTGCTGAAATATTTGAAAAGTTAAAAGAAGATGAAAGAGTTTCTTATCTTATCTTTAATAAAAAAATATGGTCTCGTGCTAAAGCTAAGTCTGGCAACCGTGTTTATACTGGTAGTAACCCTCATAACAAGCATCTTCATATTTCTATCAATGCTAATAAGTCTAATGACACTAGCCCTTGGTTCTGGTGGATGAATCAACCAAAATTAATTAATCAAGTTAAAGCAGTTATTGCTGCTATACCAGTAAAGAAAGCTTATCCAGCAGAAGATACATCTAAATGCTGTCAGCACTGTCCGTCTAAGAAGTAAGGGTAAATCGTGGCAACGACCAACAAATATCTTAAAGGCGATTTACCTATTGCAATTAGCACCAACATTCCTACTGCGTTGGTTAGATACCAACGTGATGATTTTGCTGCTAGTTATGCCATAGGTAATACCCCCTGGCTATCAGCTGCATCTGACAACAACCGTATTAGTCGTATCACTACGACATACCAGAAGGAACGTATTGACCAAAGCGCAACTGCTGGTGAGCAGTCGCTATCTAACTGGTGGTTAAGATCTGCTACCTCATGGCACCATGGTGCGGGCGAAAGATTCTATGACGCTGAGTCATCTGATCTATTTAGATTCTATGAATCAAACAACGTAGATCCTTGGACTCTTGGTGAGCTTAGATTATTACCAGCAACTACACAGTTAAGTACATCAGCAGCAAGTCACCCAGCAACTGTATCAGGTGGTACATTTTTTATATCAGGCGGTAACGTAAATTTTTATAATGGAACTACAACTACATCAACCTCTTTGGGGACATCCACTACAGCACAATCATTAACATCAGATGGTACCTTTGCAATTGTTGGTGCTAGTGATGGCATCTATCAGGTAAGCACAGCCTTGGCTGTAAGTAAACTATGGAACAAGCCAAACGCAGTAACAACAATAACTGTTCAGGCAATTGGTTATGTTAAAGATCGTATTGTTGCTGGCATTAAACATGATAATACTGGTATGTATTTATATGAACTATCTCGTAACCCAGGTTCTCCTCCTGCCACTATGTCTAACACTGAGCAAAGGTTTACTTACCCAAATACATCTTTAACATTTAACTCTATATCAGAATTGCCTGGCTCTATTATTGTTGGCTACACACAAGGTATAGTATCTAAAGTACAGTCTTATACAATCAATGTGTCATCTCCATTAGCTGCTATTAATGATCCAACTATTATTGCAGAACTACCTAGAGGCGAAACATTAAATCAAATTCGTTTATATCTAAATGAGTTTGTTGTTCTTGCTACAACTAAAGGCGTTCGTGTAGGTGCAGTCGGTACAGACGGTACATCATTTGTATATGGACCACTTAATGTTGAAGGCAATGTCGGAGACATTGCATTTGATCAATCATATGTATACGCATGTAGAGATTATGCAATCTCTGGATCCACTGGTTTATGGAGAATTAATCTAGGGCAGGCTGTTGGTAATGGCTATGCCTATGCATCTGACTTGGTTATTGATAGTAGTACAGTAACTGGAGTTTCCTTTATTGGTTCAACAGGGCGTAAGTTTATTACTACATCTACTGGAATATGGCTGGAATCAGCCACAGTTAAAGCAACATCTGGTTATTTAAAATCTGGCTGGATTAGATGGGGTACTAGTGAAAAAAAACAACCAGTATCTTTATTAATTAACTCAGATCCAGATGGTTCTGGAACGCTTGGTTTTACAGTTGAAGATTCAGGTACTCAGTTATTAACTATTGGTTCTGTGCCTATTGAAGCAAGTACTGAAATTACTTTAGCTGGTTATGTTTCACCAGCAGATCATTTTGAAATTACATTTAACTTTACTAGAGATTCATCTGATACTACTAAGTCTCCTATACTTGAGGAGTGGCAGATACGTGCATTACCTGCACCACAAAGATCTAGAACATTAACTATTCCATTGCTATGCTATGAAGAGGAGCGTGACCCTAATGGCAATACAAGAATCTCAATACCATGGGAACGAATCTCATACCTTGAACGTATTGAACAGAATGGTGGAGCAGTACTCTACCAAGACTTTTCAAGTGGAGAAGAAAGAATCTGTGTTATCCGTGCTATTCAGTTTGAGCAAGCAGCACCTCCCACTTTTGCGAGCGGGTTCGGAGGAATAGTAACTCTTCAGTTGCAAACGATTGACACTGAACAAATTATTTCTTAATGGATACAAATAAATTATTAACACTTGTTGGACCAGATGAAAGAAGTGAGCTAGTTACGAAGGTTCGTATAGCTCTTAATGTTGCTGGCGATGATGTGCTTGATGCTCCCCTACAGGAAATGTTAAAAGGGTTGCAGCGTCGCCTTGACATCCCAGCAGTCGGGTGCATCAATATAGCCACGCTGGATGCGCTCGCAGTTGCTCCACCAGAATGGTAGGGCGAGAAGAGAGGGGGATCTTAATTGATCCCCCTCTTTTTTTATTGGATTTTTTTTAACCAGAGTTGAGAGTTTTCTTCAATCTTTTCAACTCGTCCATTTAATAAATGTATTAATGTATCTATTGCATATCTTGGATCATAGAAATCACCCATGCTCATACTCCATGTGTAGTCATCAAATGCAATAAGCCCACCAACAACTGTCTGTTCATATGCATTCATGCCATCACGCAATACAGCAAATGCAGTATGGTCACCATCTACATAGATAAAGTTATAACCCCCGCCAGACATGGCAAAGAAAACATCACTTCTTTTTCTTGTCGGTATAACTTTGCCAGAGTTAATAGCTTCTTTATTCTTCTCGCTATATGTATTCCATACATCATTCCAGTCCATGTTCTTATGTACTGGTTCGTCAGATCCTTGCCATGTATCTACATCTATAAGGCAAGACACCTCATGTTTTAAAATATTATCTACCATCCATTTAGTAGCGTCTCCTGTATATGCACCTATTTGAACACAGCGTAAGGCTGTGTTCGCTAATGGTAATAAATGTTTCTCAAAGTTTTGTCTAGCATTAGTTGCTTCAAACCAATTAGGGTATGTCATGTCTTCCTATTCTTTTTCACGGCTCGCCTTGAGCGAGCCTTTCCCACCCACCACCCTTCAACCTTATCAGATTCTTGGTCAAAATTACAGGTGTGTCGTTACCTAAGATTGTCACTTGGTTAGATTATTATTTGGTTATGAATGAACTTCCCCCTCATAGGTCTTATAGCCAGTTATCTACTTGGCAATCTTGTCCACAAAAATACTATCTTAGCAAAGTAGCTATGGTTCCAGAGAAACCTGCGGTATATCTTGCTGCTGGTTCTGCTGTCCACTCCATGCTGGAGTGGCTTAACCATGAGTTTTACAAGAAGCAACTTGACAATTGATCAACGTGGTATACCAAGCAATGAGTGTATCAACTGTGGCTCAAACATACAGGTCATACGTGCCATCTTTCAAAACTACGAACTCATCATGTGGTTTCTTGATTCCTTCTGTGCGAACTGTGGTTCGCCTATGACCGCACCTACCCCTGTAGATAACCCTGATTACAAAGAGGGTGATAATGACCTCGATTGATTTGACACAGAAGTGGCTTGAGGTATTTAATGATGCCGTCAAGGAAGTCGAAGACAAGTCTGGGATTCCCTCGACAGAGTGGAAGACGGCTGGGCGTAAGACCACCTTACGTCCAGACGGAGAAGATCTATCGTTTTGGCAAAGCGATGGACTCAAGCAGGTAGAGGCGTACCAGAAATGGTACGAGTCTTCTGGTTGGCAAATTGCTACTATGCCAGATGGTCGTCCTGGAATTGAATGGGCAGCAGATGTTCACTTCGGGGGAACACCAGTT